CATTGACAGCAACACACTCAATTGTAATTAATGGTACAACTGTTACATATACAGCAAGTTCAGATACAGCAGTTATTAGAACAGCTGCATTGATTAACTCAGCAGGTATTACAGATATTACGGCTAGTGTGTCTAGTACTAAGATTGTTATTACAAACACAGCTGGTAAAGATATTACTCTTGCCGCTGGTACAGGTACAATGCTTGCAAACTTAGGTCTTACAGCAGCTACATCAAGTAACTGGGAAGTTTTAAGTTATGAGCCAAATGTAACTACACCAGTAGGTACAACAGCAGATGGTACATTATGGTATGATAGTCGTGTAACAACAGTTGATATGTTAGAAACATATGACAACAGTGGTACTACAACATGGCGAACATTGAGTACTACAATGACAGCATCTGCATCAGCGCCAACGACACCTTCAAGTGGTGATATATGGCTAGATACAGTTAATTTAGAAGCATATCCAGCATTATCAAGATATAATGGTACTACATGGGATGCAATAGATAACGCTGATCAATCATCTACAGCAGGAATTGTATTTGGTAACTTCCGAGCAACAGCAGCTTCAGCACTAGAAACAGGTGCGGCAGCTGGCGGCGGCGGCACTTTAATTAACCCGGCAACATTTCCAGTTGGTATTTTGGGTTGGAACTTTATGGCATCAGGTTATGATGTTAAGAAGTACAACGCAACAGATGCTAAATGGTTTAATGAGTCAGGTTTACAATTAGATGGCAAGCCATGGATGGGAAGACATGCTCAAAAGAGAGTACTTACTGATTCAATGGCAGCTGCTCTTGCAGGTAGTGAAGAAATTCGAGCAGAAACAAGATTTTTTAATCTAATTTCTGCACCAGGTTTTGGTACAGAACTTCTTGATGAAATGAAGACACTTAATGTTGATCGTAAGGAAACAGCATTTGTTATTGGTGATACACCAATGAGGCTAACATCAGATGCCACTTCAATTAAGAATTGGGCATCTAATTATGCAGTTGCTGGAGAAAACGGTGAAGAGGGTCTTACATCATCAGGTTTTGATCTCGGTTTATGGTACCCAGGTGGTTGTTTAACAACAAACGTCTCTGGTGAGAATGTTGTACAACCAACATCACATATCATGCTACGCACAATGGGTTATAATGACCAAGTAGCGTATGAATGGTTTGCACCAGCTGGTTATAATCGTGGTCTTGTAAACAATGCTACAAGTGTTGGTTATATTGATGCAGAGGGTGAATATGTACCCGAAGTATTAAACCAAGGACAACGTGATGTATTGTATATAAACAAGATTAATCCAATTGCATTTATGCCTGGTAGAGGTTTAACTGTTTGGGGACAAAAGACATTACATACAATAACAAGTGCGTTAGATCGAGTAAATGTATCACGATTGGTTGCGTATTTACGCCGTCGATTTGATGATATGGTACAACCGTTCTTGTTTGAGCCAAATGATGAGTTTACACGAACTCAAGTGCTCAGTGTGTTTAATAGTTTCTTAGCAGATATGATAGTTAAGAGAGCATTATATGACTTCTTAGCAGTGTGTGATTCAAGTAATAACACACCAGCAAGAATTGATAGAAATGAATTATGGATAGATGTAGCAATTCAGCCTGTTAAAGCAGTTGAATTTATTTACATTCCAATTCGTGTAAGAAATACAGGTGAATCACTAACTATTGCCGGAGCGGCATAAGATAGAGATTTCATTAAAACCCGAGTAAACGGGGGGTCAACCCCCCGTTCATTCGGAGGTAAGATTTGATAAATATTAAAAAGAAGGGAGATATAACATGGCTACAAAATTTGGTATTTCTGCTTCGGGCGGCGCCCGAGGCATTATACAGCCAAAGTTAAAATATAAGTATAAAGTCGAATTTAATGGTTTGCAAGGCCAAACTGGTAATGCCGCTGAATTTACACGAAATGTTATGACTGCAGATCGTCCGAAGATTACATATGAAGAAGTACAAATTCATTCATATAATTCACGTGTTTATGTATCTGGTAAACATGAATGGAATACGGTTGGTATTACGTTTCGAGATGATGTTGAGAACAGAATTGTTAATTTAGTTGGACAACAAGTTCAAAGACAAGTAGATCATCATAATCAAGTTTCAACTATGAGTGGTCAAGATTATAAGTTTGGTGTTACTGTATCTGTACTAACAGGGCAAGATGAAGCCAGTTCTGGTGTTCTCGATGCATGGCATTTAGAAGGTTGTTGGATTACAAATGTTGATTATGATGCAGGTGATTATTCTGCAAGTGATCCAGTTACAGTTATCCTAACAATTCGTTTCGACAATGCATTACATGCAGGTTCTGGTGGTGCGTTAATGCCGGCAGGTAATACAACAGCTGCTGGTACAACTGCTACTTTAACAGCAGGTGATACATCGTCGACTTTTACCTAATAGATTATGGCGAAGTATAGTAAAACAGCTGATCTTTCGCTCGCACAGGCTCGAGCAGCTGCTTCAGAATATGTACGCGGGGCGTCAGAGGCGCCCCGAGTACATGGTACTACTGGTGCTTCTTGGAGCAAGCTTCCTCGATTTAAGAATCAATTTTTTGTTGGTTTTGCGTATTCCGACTTAACTAGCCCTCCAGCAAATATAAAAGAAAACATCGAATTAACTTATAAAGTTAGATCTATCGATGCACCACGGTTTGAGATTGATACAGAAACATTAAATCAATATAATAAGTCTAGAATTCTTCCTATGAAAATAAATTATCAACCAATTAATATTGTATTTTGGGATGATCGCAGTAATCTTATTAAAGATTTTTGGGAAAAAAATTATAAATTTTATTTTAAAGATAGCATAGGAAAAAATGACTTAAATTATGTTCGAACTGTGTCTGATAAGATAGTAGATGCAAAATTAGGTGTTTCTGGCGGAACTGAACCAGCATATAACCATTTTGGTTATAATATGATTAATAAGTTTGAAAGAAAGAATTTATATGCATATTTGTCGTTATATCTTACAGCAGGCGGTAATTTTTTAAGGACAGATATTGTTAATCCCTTTCTTCAATCAATGCAAAATGATAATTTTTCTCAAGAATCTTCTGGTGAATTAGCACAAATTACTACAACTTGGGGATATGAATCTATTGTTTATTATGATGCTGGTAAGATAGATGATGAACCACCATTAGTTGCAATGCTAGATGATAATATTTTTAATCGTGTAGGTAATTCGCCAATAGTTGATCAAGAAATTCCTAAAATTCGACCAGTGGACCCACATGTAGATAATTTTGATGCATTCTCAGGCGGCCGCGGCGCAGTTGAAACTCGTGCTACGGATGCTTTTGGCGCGTTTTCAGGTGGTCGAGGATTAACCCAATATCGTTCAGTAGATGCTTTAGGTGCATGGTCTGGAGGACGTGGCGCACGTGAAGTTCGAGGTGTAGATGATTTTACACAAGCACAGCAGAATAGTGTATTGACGAGTCCAGAAGAAGCCAATATAGCAATTAGACAAGTAACAACTAGAGTTGCTGGTCCTACTCCAAGGAGTGGCACACAATCTTGGAGTGATGATGGTCCAACAACTGCAGAAATATTAAAAGCGGAAAATGTAAACATATTTAATCCAGAGCAACGCTTTGCCGGCGAAGGTGAAAGTTTTTCTGCAAGTCCTAATGCTAAGAGTGGTAATTATCTTGATCAAATTCAACGTCAAGCATTGAACTCGACTCCTGCACCAACTCAGAATAGTGCTGTTTCTACTAATCTTAAACAAGTTAAAGAAGATATTGCTGAGAAAGCACAATTAAAGCCTGAAGCAGATATGGCTAGTACAGATATCTCGTACGAACCCGGTCATGGTCCGCATCGTACCTATGTGAATGGACAGACATTGCAATATGTTTATGCTAGTGATCCAAATGATCCGAATCCTCGAACAGCGGGTTATATTGCTTATAATGTCGATGGTAGAACTGTTTCTAAAGAAACATTTGTTGCAATGGGCGGAGAACTGCACCACTCAGATTTATAATAAGTTTTTTATATAAATATTATTATGGCTAATCCTACAAGTGACGTAACAGAATCTATTAAACGATTTGGAAAACCTTCCACTGAAAATACTGATAGTACAGCAATAGCAACTATTAATCAAACTAATTTAACGGTTAATGGTAGTCAATTAGATATTGTTATTGGAATGTTTGAAAGAGAAGGTGTTATTGCCAGTAGAGAAGTTATAGAAACAATGTCTATACTTTTATTAGAATCTGCAAAAGCATTAAATGTAGACATAGATGAATTATTAAAAATATCCACTGATCAAAGAAGTATACTTTCTTTTACGGAACTTGGTGTAAATATGGTTAATAGATTTCGTCCTATTACTAGTAAAATTGGTATAAAAACAGTATCAGTAACTCCTGCTAAAACTGTATTAGTTAATAGAAATATTCTTGCGTAATGGCTAAATTCTCTCAAGGTGTTTTTACACCGAAAAATGTAAACAAATATTTAGGCACAAAACAACCTAGGTATAGATCAGGTTGGGAATTAGCATTTATGCGAATGTGTGATGCTCATCCTAATATAACTGGTTGGGCAAGTGAAGCAATTAAAATTCCATATATTCATCCAATGACAGGTCGTAGTACACAATACGTACCTGATTTTATTATACAGTATGCCGATAAACGTGGTAAAAATCATACTGAAGTAATTGAGATAAAACCTTATGCACAAACAACAGAAGAACGTGCTAGATATCCAAATGAAAAAGCACAGGCACAAATAAACAAAGCAAAATGGTCGGCAGCTGTTGATTGGTGTAGTAAGAAAGGTATGCTATTTCGTGTTTTAACTGAAAACGAAATTTTTACAAATCCTACTGCACGTAAACCTCGTAAGCGTCGATAAGTATTTTATTAAAAATAAATAATTAAGTGAGTAGTTATCTATGACTAAGAAACTTGAAGAAGAATTTAATTTACCACCGTTAAAGGAAGTACTTGAAGATCAAGATGCTGAAGATTCTCCTGTAGCAATTGTTGCAGAAAGAGAAGAAATTTTTACAGCATTAAAAGCCGCAGATAAGATAGATCTAGCATTACCAACGGTTAAGGGTTTAGAAACAAATGATGTAGATATGGATTCATATTCAAATCAAGCAGAACAAGCATTTAAAGATTTAATGGATTTAGGTATGAATGTAGAATCTCGTCATGCTGGTGATATTTTTGCCGCAGCTCAACGCATGTTAAAAAATGCAATTGAAGCAAAGACAAGTAAAGCGGATAAAAAGTTGAAAATGATTGAGTTGCAATTAAAGAAAATGCGATTGGATCAAAACGAAAAGTCGTCGGATGATACAATAGAAGGCGAGGGTTATCTTGTTGCAGACCGAAATGACATTCTTAAAAGTTTTATAGATAAGGTAAAATGAATAAATAGTAGCAAATACTCTTGCAAGAGGAAAGCAATGAAAACATTAAAAGAATATTTGGCAGAATCCACCAAAGAATATAGTTATAAGATTAAACTTCTCGGTGAAGTAGAAGATGGTACAATGGATACTATTGAGAATGAGTTAAAGAAATATGATCTTAAAACAATGGGTTCACCGACAAAAACAATATTTCAAAAACAACCATTAGATTTTGATGAAGGGGTTTCGGGTGAAGTTAATATTGCTAGTTTTACAACCGGATTACCTTTGGCAAAAGATGTTGTTCGCGATATAATTGCTCATAAATTGGGTATACCAGAACGGTATTTAAAAATTCGAACAGAAAATGATCCGCTTGAATATGATCTTGTTGACAATAATGTTGACACAGACATTACAGTTGGTGAAAGCGATCCAGCAGATGCAGTATTAAATCAGGATTATCCTGCAGATGAACATAAAGCAGAAGATTATCATGGCAATGAATTTAATACAAAGTTTGTCGAAGAATTAATGAAGTTAGTTAAAAGTCGTGATACACATGTAAGCAATTACATGAAAAGCGAGTAAGTAAAATGGCATATCGAAGCAATGACGATATATATCGTGCCTTAAATGTAGTGAGACAGTTTAATAGTCATCAACAAACAGTTGATGAAGCACCGTATGGCCTCGGCGCTAGAGCCGCTGATACTGTGAAAAGGGTTAATCCATTTTCAAAGGGTGGTCGGATTATGGCTAAAAATCGTAAACAATCTGGTAATCTTGCTAATCAAGTTAATGATGAATGGCGAGCGTTATTAGGTAAGAAAGGTTATGCTAAACAAGCG